TATAACTGCTTTGACATCCTGGCCATGCCATCTATGGCTGAAGGATTTGGAATTCCAGCTATCGAGGCCCAATCCTGTGGCATTCCAATCATTGCCACCAATTTCTCGGCGCTCAAAGAGCTCTGTTTCTCAAAATGGTACATTGAACCTATCACCATGTATATGACGCCGATGTTTGCTTTCCAGGCCGTTCCGTCTGTTAAGTCAATTGAAGAAAGGATCGAATACGCCTATAATCATAGGAAGGAAGTGCTGCGAAAAGGAGAGGAAGCCAGAGAAAAAGCACTTGATTACGACTGGGATGTAGTTTTCGAAAAGTACTGGGCTCCTACTCTAGAGCGTTATGAGAAAAGGCTAAAGTTGGAACGGATGAAGTTCAGTGATGTGAAGTTCGATGAACGCGAAGGACCGATCTCAATCGAACCCAAGTCCGGAAGGTTGATCAGAAAAAAGGGTAACGTATGACTGTAACCGATTCGGATATAATCGCTATTCTTGAATCGCTGATCCCAGAAACCTCATCGGATGTCGTAACCGAAGCGGCCAAATCTGATGCTGTGCAAGCGGCTCTGGATTGGCATTCCAGACTTAATCCGAAATACACTGTCCAGCTTGGTACAGCAGACGGAACCAGGATCTATTCCGCGCCAACCAGGTTTCTCTCCATCAGTCGTATAGAGGTTCCATATGGCAGCGCTCCCCCAATCTATCTTGCAGGAACAGCATGGGACTTGCATTACGGCACTGCTGGCTACGAGATTGTATTTGCTACAGATCCAGGCTCTGGTGAAGTCTTTGCCGTTCACTATGATGCCTATTGGGACATTGGTGATATCGACACTCGCGATAAGAATAAGATAGCCTATCTCGCCGCAGCGTGGCTCTCGTTGCGTAGAGCAGCTCTCTCTGCATCGGATGTTGGCTCTGTCATTACGGCCAATAATGTAAACTATTCATCACAGGCCAAAAGATGGATGGAGCTCGCTGACAAGTTCATCACTTTCTATGCTACATCTACTGGCATTTCGGCAAAACATGTTATGGAGGGCGCTGTTGCACCAGCGTCTGGTCTGGGCCAGGTCCCGCAATTCCAGCTTTATGACAGGGTGTTCTGGGGCGATGGTTCATAAGGAATATAAATGAGCGATGGATCTACGTTAGCTAACGAGATTGAAAACGTCCTGGAGAACATCTCGGGCTGGGACGGTGTCATCTACAAGTACATTCCAAATATCTCTAAGCTCAGTGACATCAAGGACCTGCTCACAGATGCTGATGGCCGCATCAACGCCTGGTTCATCGAACGCACTAACATTCAGACTGTCAGACGTGGTGAATCCGCAAACGTTGCAACCGGATACAGAATCAAGCGCCATACGTTTATCGTACGCGGTTTCAAATCACTCTATGACAGTTCGGGAAACACATCGGAGACTGACTTCCAAACCCTTTGTGACTCTATCGAAGAGGCATTCGCTTCTTACATGAGCATGGGCATCTCATCTACAACTGTCATCGTAAGCGATATGAGAATAGACATTGCCTATGAAATGCTTGTCAATTCAATACTCTGTCACTCTGTCACCTTACATCTGACAATTGACGAATACCTGCCTACGAGTTATCATTTGTAAAAAAGGAGGCTACATGAGATACAGAGCCAGAAATGGAGTCAGAGTGCTTTCATTGGGAAGCACAACGGTTACATTGAACAAGGACGGTACAGTACCGGCTAGCGCACCGCAATCTCTTATCAAATATTTTTTGAGACTAGGTGTGCTGGAGCCAGTGAAAACACATGTCGTTAAACCGAAAAAGGAGGAATAAATGGCAGTTTCCTCGCTTGCAAAGATTGGAGTAGCATTTGAAGCCACCTGGGGCGCTGGTGGCAGTCCGGCCGTAGTTCTGCCTGTGGACGACTGGTCTTTAACCGGTCCATATGAGCAGGTTCTCGACAATGCCCGTCGTGGCGTCCTCGCCAAGGATTTCGCTGCATATCAGGGTATCGGACATGCTGAGGCTAGCTTTAGCGGCCCACTGTTCCCAGACCTTGTTGGTTATCCACTCAAAGCTATCTTTGGCGCTCTATCTAGTGAGGGAACGGCAGCGCCCTATACACACACCTTCACTTTTGCTGGGACGCCTCCCTCGATTGCTCTCACTGAAGACAATGTAGTCCGCCAGCATCAGGGAATGGGATTGCTGTGTTCAGAGTTCTCAATCTCTTTTAACCCCACTGAAGGGATCTTGAGTTACTCAACGTCCTGGACCGGCAAGGAACTCGGCACCGTTTCGCACGAGTTCCCCAGCGAGCTTTACGTTGGCACGCCGTTCATTCGAGGCTGGCAGGGTTCTGTGGCTCTCGATGGAACATATTTCCCGATCATCGAAGGTGATTTAACCATCTCCCGCGAAGTTGCGTTGCATTACAACTTGAAGCAGACCCAGTACGCAGGGACGGCTTACGTCGATGCGCCAGAACTCACGGGCTCTTTCACCATTGACTATACAGCCGGGACCGATTACGACCGTTATCGCAATCACACACAGGGCTCGGTCAATCTGTTGTTCCAGATTGACGCTGGCCGCAAGCTGGAAATCCAACTTGGATCAGTGGACTTTGGTGAAGGAGCAGTGGAGCTCGATCATAGTGGACCAGCTATTACACTGGGCTACTCATGGCGAGCTCTATATGTCAGTTCGTTGGGCGGGCCAGCCAAGGCAATTCTGACTTGTAGCACGGACACATTCTAAAAAACACATTCTAAAAAGAAGAGGATAGAGTCCTTTTATGGTTTTTGAACAGCAAGAAACTGACAGTTTACTGTCAAATTATATTTCTCGCAGCGACTTGGCCAATCAGATTGGATCATCGGTTACCAAACGCACTCTTCGTTACTGGGAGTCAGTTGGACTGATCCCTAAGGCTAGGCGTATCGGGCGCGAGGCTTACTACCCAATCTCGACCGTTCAGCGTGTGCGAATGCTTGCAGCTACAAGGCCAGCGAGTATCAGAAAGTTCCGTTCCATGTTCAGTATCAAAGTGGAACAAGACGGTGACACACTAATCTTAAGGTTCAGAAAAAGGAGTTAAAAATGGGTACAATGTGGGACAAATATCGAAGGGCTCATTCCAAGAGGCTTGAACTCTCAGATCTGGAAGGGTACTGGGTTGACGTGGTGCCAACCAGCATGCTCACCCCAGCTGAGCAGATGGAACTGTCCAAGATGATTGAGAAGAACAATGACGAACTGACTCCGCTCAAACTCAGTTTCAAAAAGTGGATAGTGGACTGGAACTTCGAGGACGAGTCGGGCAACAAGCTTCCGCTTCCATCCGAGTCCGACGAGTGGCTATCTATGATTCCGTTCTCCATAATCCTTGCAATCGCCAAGTCCGTCAGTAAGCTGGACGAGGAGCTAATCCCAAAAGCGAAAGAGACAGGCTCCTAGCAGCTCTCCGTGGACGAGGGCAAGGGCCTGAATGGTTGCCAGACGTCCTGCTCATGATGAAATTCGGCTGGACCGAAAAGCAATTGACAGAGGAATTCTCGGCCATCACACTTGCGAGGATTGTCAAAGTACTGGACTTACAAGCCAGCATCAATGAAATGGAACAAAAGAGGGAGAAACTGAGACAGAAGAATGAAAGTTATCGAGGCTATAGCCGGTAATACGCTGTACCAGATCTTCAAAACCAGTATCCCGACAATATTGATCGACCCGACTGCCAGGCGCGAGTTCGAGGACCAGATAAGAGAACTCGTGAACAAACTCATCGACAGCGAGAAACTGGCCTCGGAGCTTAAAGAGACCATCAAGGAAAAACACGGGCCAGATATCGCTGATCAGATCAGAAGGGAGATCCTCTTCACACCGATCCCGCATCCCAGTCTCGGGAGGGCAGAGAGCATCACGGCCACCGGTTCCCTGGCTCGATCCATCAACGTCTTGGACAACGATGAGGCAGAAACCCCATCGTGTTTTGTGATAGGAGCAGAGGACCGTGAGGAGAATTTCCGCAGCGGCAATCCAGCACTGTACGGTTCCGTCCTTGAAACAGGCGGCTATCTCCAGCGAGACCCTGACATATTTGATAGCCAGATGAACCTGTGGCTCGATATACGCGGAATCGAAGACCCATCAGACCGTTTCTTCATCAAGCGAGCCGTAGCCAAAGAAGGAGTAGAGCCGCGCGGCTGGTGGTCTTTTATCATCGAAAATTATGAACTTTCGGAAGCTGTCGACAAGACAATTGAGGAATTTCTCGTCAAACTGATAAGCGAGTCGTAACATGCCGGATCGCATAATCAAGGTACGGATCGAGATAGACCCAAGCCAGCTCCCTAAAAGCGCCAAGGAGATCGAGAACGAGCTCCGTGGTATGCTGCGCAACCTGGAGCGCACTATTGCTGATTCCATGCAAAGCATCAAAGAGGTTCTCACCGTTCCCATCAGCGAACCGGAAAAGGACATCCAATGGTTTGGGTCCTACATGCAAGACGTTTACGAGCAGATCAGAGAGACCGGCAAACTCACTTCCGACGATATGAAAAGGATCGTCGAAGATGTAACCGAAGCCATCAAAACCGTCTATGAACAGTTTGGGATTTCAGCCGCCACTATCGACGAGTTCGGAAGTAACTTTGACAAACTACCACCCACGATTAGAAACGTCGTCGAAGAGTCAACGAAATTCATAGCAGTTCTGAACGCTATCCAGAGATTGAGTGGTGGAGCAGCGTCTGTCTTTGTCGAACTTGGTGCTGGCGCAGCTGAGACTGGCAGCTCATTCTCTGCGCTATCAGAGATAATCAAAAGCGGTGCAGATTCCGTTGACCTGATTAAGCGCCTGGGCGTCCAAGGCGAGATAACCAGTGAACAATTCTCTCAACTCGTAAATGAAGTCGAACGTCATGAGTTGACCGTCAGGCGTGTGGCCAAAGAAACTGGTATGTCCATAGCCACGCTCAACAAAGTCATTAGAGAGGCCAACAAGCTGGCCCAGCAAAATGCCCAACGACAAAAAGAAGCTGAGAAAGCCGCCATCAGTCGTGAAAAGATCGAAGAGGCGCTTAGCAAGGCGACGGAAGCCTTCAACCTGAATCAGGAAAAGGGCGCCAAACTCATCGAGCAGAACATTCAGCAGCAACTGGCTCAGAAAGAGGCTATCCAGGCAATCGCTGAGGCCTACGGCATCAGTGAAGTCGAGGCCAAACGAGCCATCAACAAAATCCTTGAAGAGAACAAGCGGCTTGCCAAAGGCGTCCGTTCCACAATTCATCTTACAGAAGCACAGGCAAGAACTTTTGACATAATCTCGTCTGTAGCCCAAGGCGTGTCGCTGGGTCTGGCAATCATGCGTGGCAATATCGTTGGATTGTCTATGTCAATTTACTTCATGCGCATGGCATTCCTCAAGCTCATGTTGCCAGCGGCGGCTCTGACGATAGTGTTTAAGACCATCACAGGTGCTATCCAGCTTGGCATCAAGGTCGCTGGGAAGTTTGCAAAAACCTTGTTAGACCTTTCTCTCAAAGCCGTTAAGGCCACAATCAATGCTATCTCTAATTTGGCATCATGGATTGGTAGAACACTTGTAAAGGCTGTCCAGATAGCTAGCTCTGCAGCATCAAAGCTCTCGAAACAGCTTTATGAGGTGGGTGGAGCGGCCAACGATCTGTTGTATCAATTCAAAGCCTATACTGGCTCAATGAGAGATGCTGTCAACGTATGGATAGCAGGTACGACCTGGGCCATGCGGTATGGGATTGCCATAGACGACTTAAACTCTGCACTAATCGAACTGTGGAAAAGCCACATCATCGACGAGCAGAGCGAATCACTAAAGGCGGCAATTGCTCTCGCTACAGCATTTGGAATCAGTGTATCGGAGGCCGCGTCACAGATTGGAGATGCCGTATCGTCAGGAGCTCCAGACGCATTGGCCGATTTCGGTATTCTACTCTCGCAATCCATTGAGGATATGGACTTTGCGGCTAGACGAGCCGAGATCCTCAGGGCTGTGATGGACAGCTTTGGTTCTTCATTGCAGGACAGAACGAGTACGCTTGCTGGTGCCCTACAGCGTGTAAAATCAAGCCTTCAAACTCTGTTGATGGTGGTTGGACATGTAGCCAAGTTCGTAATCCCAATCCTTAATGGCCTTGCTAATATTACGGCGTCCTTGGTCCAATTCGCGACCAGCCTCATGAAATCTGCTGGCGTCCAGCGGCGAATGAATGGCATCTTTCGTACGGCAGCGGCCATGTTCGAGCAATACCGTGACGAGATTAACTTCTTGGTCAATATTCTCAAATTAGGTCTTGCTGTTGCTCTTCATCTTGTCTTCACGATAATGGAGAAGGGCATAATCGTCCTGCGTAAATTCTTGGGCTTTATCCATAATGTCACCAGCGCCCTTCAAAACCTCGGCAAGA